CCACCGGGGTACTACGCACGCTGACATTGGCCTGAGGAGTTCCCAGCTTGGCCTGGATCATCTGGAACACGTTGAGCAGGTTGTTCTTCTGAAAGTCAGGAGAATCCTTGTTCTCGAAGTAGTAGGCCGCGGCGTCGGACGGTGACTCCTGGCTCGGCACGTCGGTGATGATCGGCTGCTGGTAGATGTCGGTGGTGTTCCCCGCCTGGGCGGTGCCCAAGATGTTCGACCCGCCTTGTATGTAGTTGAGGAAGTGCTGGCCTTCGGGGGTCGCGCCCGAGCCGCTGTAGGCGCCCGAGGCCGCTTGGAGGGATCGGCCGAGACTATTGGGGTCGGCCCAGCCGATCTCGATCCCCGAGTGGCCGCCCGTGGCGGTGCCGATCTGGGTCCCCGCTCCTACGTGTTGGCCCGGCCGGACGTTGGGGTTGATGTCCTCGGCGTAGTAGACGACGCTGTGCTTGGCGTCGACGGGGTTGTCCAGTTGGAGGGCGACGAACGAGCCGCCCGGCCAGCCGGGGTTGGAGGTCGAGAGGATCGTCCCAGATCCCACGGCGAAGAGGGCGCCCTTGCCCGAGTAGTCCACGCCCTGGTCGGTGCGGCCCTGCTTGAGGCCGGGCCCGACCGGCGAGATCACGCCCCGAGGACCAGAGGTGGCCGATACGGTCTGCGCCCCGCTCTGGGCCGGCTGGTTGGGGATGTTGCCGACGCCCAGCTTCGACGACGTGGCCAGGACTCTCGCCATGAGGTTGCCGCTGGTTCCCCAGGGCGAGGACCCGACCGCATTGGCCACGGCCATGGCGTCGTTCCCCGCCTTGAGGGCGCCCAGGATGTTGCCGTAGTGGCCGTTCTTCAGGGTCTGGAGCGTCGCCTGCAATCCCTCTTGGTACGAGGTGTAGTTCTTGACGCCGACCTTGTTGTAGTTGCTGGCCCCGGGCGCGCCCTGGGTGGTGTTGAGCGGGTTGAAGGCGGCGTTGCCACCCTCGGCCTGGTGCCAGGCGTTGATCGCGGCGACGTTCTGCGCCGAGGTCGGCAGCCCGAGGCCGTTCAACAGGTCGGTGGCGAAGTTGCCGCTGTAGGTGGCCCCGGCGCTGGTCGTCGTCCCGCTCACCTGGCTGGCGTTGTTCACGGCGTTCTTGGTGCTGATGTCCGCCTGCTCGGCCGCCATCTCCGATGAGGCTGCCCCTTGGGCCTTGGACGCCGAGCTCTGGTTCATCACCGCGGCGACGGCTGCGACCTCGTCGGGGGTGGCGTTGCGCCCGATCAGCTTCTGGGCCGTCGTGTTGACGGCGTCCTGTATGTCCTGGGGGGTGTAGGTGGTCTCGTTGACCCGCGCCGCGTTCTCGACCGTGGTCGACCCGGCCGGGGTCGTTCCCCCGCTCTGCTGGGCGCGCTCGGTCAGGGTGCGAGACAGCGAGCCGGTGCCCGATTCCTGGGTGAATTTCAGGGCCGACTTGAGACCGTTCTGGACTTCGGAGGTGCTGTAGTTGGCCTTGGAGGCGATGATCCCCGCCTGGGCGAGGACTCCGCCCAGTTGCTGCTGCTGGGCCAGGGTGAGCTGGGGGACCGACGCCACGCGGGCACCGACGGTAAGGGGCGCGTGGCCCGGGCCGACGTTGGGGATGAGGTTGCCGAGCTGCCAGGGATCGTCGCCCGCCTGGTCGAGGATGGGGACGACCGAGGTGTCGCTGAAGAGGGCGTTCGGCCCCGACGCGGCGCCGCTGCTGGCGTAGGGGTTGTTGCCGCTGCCCGGGTTGGCGGCGTTCGTGGCACTCTTCTTCTTGTTCTTGGGGTTGACGGCCGAGCCGGGGGTGGCCATCAGCCCAGCCCCATGAAGACGGTCTTGATGACCTGGGAGGTGTCAGGCCAACGCTGCATAGTCGAATTCATCGTCGCGTCCCACGTTGCCTTCCGGCTGGCCGAAGTCCCCAGGTGTTGGTCGACGGCCTGCTGCAACTCGGTGTACTGGTGCACCAAATACTGTAGGTGCCCCGTATAGGCGTTCTTGGGGACGTTGGGATCGGCGAGGACTTGGCCGATCTGGCTCACCACCTCGCCGCGCTTGGACTTGGACGAGTTCGAGTTCCAGTAGTCCCACCAGATCGGGTTGTTCTGCTCGCCGTACTGCTGGAGGTCGGCGTTGACCTTGTTGTAGACCGAGTAGGCGCTCGAGCCCTGCGCGATGGCCTGCTTCGCCAAGGGCTGAACCTCGTCGAAGTAGTGCGCCATCCCCGCCGCGATCCAGAACTGGTCGTAGAGCTCCCCGGGCGTCTCCTTCACCCGCAGCCCCATGGCCTTCTGCATGTTGTAAGCCTTGTCGGAGAACTTGCCCTGGGTGTCGGTGTTGGGCATGAACCACCGAGCCGCCAAGGGGTACTGGGTGATGAAGCCGCTGTTGGCCTTGATCCAGGCGGCCGCCTTGTCGGTCTCGGGGAAGGCGTAGCCCGAAGCTGCTTTGGAGTCGAAGACCATCGAGGGGATGAGGTCGGGGTGATCGCGTGCCATGGCGTCGACCGCGGCCATCGTGTTGTTCTTGTGCGAGTTGAGGTAGTTCTGGAACATGTCCGACGCCTGGAGGTCGGCACGCGAAAGCGACACCGAGACCGGGGATGCGAAGGAAACCAGGGTACGGAACAACCAGGCGATCCCCGTCGTGTTGTTGACCTCTTTGATGAGCTGGGCCTTGGCCGCCGAGGTGTTGGGGTAGCCGGCGCCCTGGAGCTGCGCGATCGACGGCTCGGTGCCCTTGTTGTGCTCGACGGCGTAGGGGAGGACGTGGAGCATCGCCGAGAGATAGGACCCCCCGAGGTCGTAGCCGCCCTGTGTCGTGTGTCCCGCGATGCCCTCGGCCACGTGTTGGATGAGCGAGTTAGGCACCCACTGGGTCCACAGCGGCTGGGATGTCCCGACCGGGCCGAGTAGCGCGCCGGCCGCGTTCGATACCTTCGGAGCGCTCTGGGCCAAGAAGTCGTGGATCGCCTTGAGCGGTATCCCCGCCACCATGCCCGGGTGCGGGGTGAAGGCGCTGTTCAATGCCCCGCCTATCCCCGCTTCGCTCCCGGTGTCAGCCGAGGAGAACGGGTCGATGGTGGTCGAAGGGGCGACCGTCGCGGTCAGGCCGACCGGCACCGCGCCGACGTTGGGCATCCCGAGGTGGGCGAGCACCGCGCCGAGCGAACCCGTTACCGCGTTCCCTGCCAGCATGGAGCCGGGGACGACGACGAGCGGCACGCCGTTGCGCTGTGTGATGGTCGTGGCGTAGTCGTTGACCATGAACATGGATTTGAGGTACTGCTCCGCCGCGCCCGGGTTGGAGGCGAGCATCCGGCCGATACGCCGGAACGCCTGGTTCTGCGCGAACCAGAAGGGCGCGTAGATGTGGAACATGTTCTCGATCTTGAGCCGATCCTGGGGGTTGTGGACGAAGCGGATCGACTTGAAGGCGGCGCGCTTGTTGGCGATCGAGTCGGCTTGGTCCTGGGTCATCTCACCGAGCTTGACCTTCGGCGCGAGAAGTTTGCGCTCGTTGGAGAAGTCGACCAGCGAGGTCGGCTCGCGCGAGATGGTGTTGACGATGGGACCCAAGAAGTTGGCGTGCAGCCGGTTCGCCAACCGCGGGATGGCATCGAGGCGGCCCGGTATGTGCAACTCGCGCCCGGGGACGTAGCCCGGCAGGTGGTCCACGTTGTCCACCGAGCCGTAGCGCGCGATCATGCCCTTCACGTCGGGGACGTTCTTGTCGACCATGTCCTCAAGGAGGTCGCGGTGCAGGGTGGTCCCGTCCTGGCCGTAGACCGTGCCCCGCAAAGCCTGAACGGCGATGTGCGCCCAGTCTTCAAGGGTGGTCCGCCCGAGCTCCTTGCCCTCGCGCGAGCGGGCGTAGGTGCGGGTGTACATGTGCAGTTCCTCAGGAGACTTCGCCTGCAAGAACTGGAGAGCCTTCTGCTCGGCCTCGGTGGTGGCATCGGCGTCGTTGTGGTACTTCGCGAGTGCGTCCGCGTACGCGTTGGTGACGACGGAGCCGAACTCGTCGTGGGCGAAACGGCCGGCGTACTCGGACCAGGAGCGGAAATAGCCGGTGTTCTTCGGGGCGAACATGGTGTACTGGTCGCCCTCGTTCATGTTCCGCACGCTGTAGCCGGGGCCGTGGCCGAGCATCCGGCGAGCGTTGCGCACGTCGGCCACCAAGCTTTGGGCCTGGTCCACGCCCTGGAGCATGGGTGCGTGGCGCGAGTCGACGGCCGGATGGACCATGTGGCCGCCGTTCGCGAGGATGTACGCCGTGGCGTCGTCGACCAGGCGCTCCTTGCCCATCGCCTTGACGGTCGACTCCTCCAGCCCTTGGATCACCCCGCGCACCGCCGCGACGACATGGGGCATCTCTTGGGTCGAGATCCTGTAGCCCTGCTTGGCCGCACGATCGGCGATGAAGGCGGCCGACATGTTGAGCGGCCCGAGACGGAACGCGTTCTGGGCGACCTCTGCGATGGACACCCTCGACGCCCAGCTCATCGTGGCCAGAGCGAGAGGCTGGAAGATCTTCTCGTTGACCGTGTGGTCGATCAGTTGCTCGAAGTGGATGCCCTTGGCCATGAGACCGTTCTTGGACAACGACTGCTCGGCGGCGGCCAGGGAGTGGACGACCTCGTCGATCTGCTTGAAGTCGGGAACCGTCACATGGTCGTGCTGGTTGAACAAGATGGCCGCAGCCAGTGACTTGGCCTCTTCGTCGAAGGTGTCCGTTTCGACGCGGGAGATATCCGTGCCGTTCACCAGCGGGGCGTATTGACCTATCTGGCCCGCACCCTGGCCCCCCATGAGCTCGTCCATGTGCGAGTTGACGCTGGCGATGATCGAGTCGCCGAGTTGTTTGGACGCGGAGGCAGGCAGGGCGTCTTGGACCCTCCGAGCCACCAGGACCTTGAAGGCGTTGCGGACTGCCGTATTGTTTTGGACCGGGTCGCGGTTGGTGGCGAGCTTGTCAGCCACCGCCGTCGCGGTCGCCCGCTTCTCCCCGCTTGCGACGAGCGCGCCCTGGACAACGGGGGCCAACTGCTTCGAGTTCATCGGCAACTGGCGCCCGACGAACTTGGACAGTTCGTCGTCGTAGATCGTGGGAGCCGGGGACAACAGTGATGTCCGTTGCGCGCCCGCCGCCTTCGCGGTCCCGTAGAGGCCCCGAGTGGGCATCTGTGAGGTAGTGCTGATCTCCTGGGTCTCGGCGTAGTGCTTGAAGCGGTCCACGACATTGTCGAACGTGGTGTTGTGCGCGGCGATGTCAGCGGCGACCTCTGAGAAGTTCGGATGCGCCACGGCTAGCTCACCCGCGCTCTTGCCCACCATGTCGTGGAGCACCGCCCGGAAGGACGGGCTCTGGGTGACCATCGCCTCAACGCCTTCGGCCGTGACCGGAGCCGTGCCGCTGAACCAGTGCGAGCCGAGGTAGCCGCCGAGCCCTTCACCGCTCTTGATCTTGCCGACGACGCGTCCGGGCGCGCCGATCATGTCGGGCACCGCGATCGCCATGGCGGCGTCGAGCCCCCCGCTTATCGCGTTGTAACCGAGTGAACCCTTCGAGAGCCCGACCGCTCCCGCGACGAGCCGGCCGAAGGTCGGCCCGATCGTGCCGTTGGGGAGCTTCCAGGTCGTCGCGTCCGCCGTGCGCTTCCAAGAGTCGGGGTAGAGGAAGTGTCCACCCGCTGTCGCGCTTGCCTCACCGGCCGCGAGCGCGGGCGAGGACAGGACGGCGTTCGCTCCCTTGGCGGCCATGCCGATGGGGGTGACAATGGGGTTCAAGACGTTGCGCGTGACCTGAGCGGCCCTCATCCCCGTGGCAGCCGACTTGGGGATCACCCCGAGATCACCCGCCACTGTGGACGCGCCGATGGAGCCCGCGTCGCTCGGGGCCGCCGTTCCGGCCACACCCAGCGCGCGAGCGGCCAGAGCCTCGCCTTCGGCCCCGCCCGAACCGCCGTGGGTCAGGGCGACACCCGCCACCGTTCCCCCGATCAACGGCAACGCGGCGAGGAGCGCTGCCGCCGTACCATGACGCTCTTTCACGTCGTAGATGGCGCGGTAGGTGTGCGAGGGCGTCTGGAGCATCTGGTTGGGACTGAGCGATGACGCCAGGCCAGCGACATCACCGCCGACCTGTTGCTGCATACCCGCGGTGAACTGCGGAGTGGTGACACCGGGCGCGATACTGCCGGCCCCGCCGCTCTGTCCCGCTGGTCCCGTGGGGTTGTTCGCCCCCGTCGCGAGGTTCGTGGCCACGCGGGGAATGTCGCCGACGAGGTGGCCGACGCGTTCGGCAGCGGGGACGATCTGCTTTTCGATGGTTGCGTTGCCGCGAGCGGCTTGCAGGCCGCGTTGGGCCGCTTCGACCGGAGCAACAGATCCGCCGGCCTTGAATCTGTTCTCGGCCTGCTGCACGCGTTCGGCCGCGTTGAGCGCCGAGTCCGCTCCTACGCCCGTTCGCATGATGTGGACGGCGCGTTCGATGTTGCGGGCGTGCGCGACCGCCGCGATGCTCTGCGCGTTCTCCCTCGGGTCGCCGGGAGCCTTGGCGACCGCGAGTGCGGTGCCAGGTGCCTTCTTGAGCTCGGGCGCTGAGTGGATCACGTCGTGCAGACGCGACGCCAGGGCCTGGAAGTTGGAGCCTTGGAGGTAGGGCTCAGTGGGAGTTGGCATAGCTCGACAGCTCTGCGATGTCCGCCGTTGCGCCGGGTGCCTGGGCCAAGGAACTGAGAAGCCCGCGCACGTTCTGTGCTCCCGCGTTCAAGTTCCCGAGCACCTCGGGTCCTGGTCCCGGCCCCATCGGTAGCCCGGCGGTGATCGGCTCGTTCGGGCGCTGGGTCGGATGGGTGAACGGCAGCGTGCCGGGGGCGGGTCCTTGGGGCAGCGGCGCGGCTTGTGGTGGCCCGGCAGGAGCAGCGGGCGCGGGAGGAGTGGGAGCACCCATGGGGACCGCTCGTTGTGCCGCGAGCAGCTGCTGGCGCTCGCCGTAGGGCAGGCCGCGTGGCGCGGCGACCGGGAGCGGCCCGGTGCGCAGATCGGTTCTGTTCGGGTACGCCGCGCCTTTCGTCCCGCCCCGCCGGCCGCCTCGGGCCATTACCCGGGCGCTCCGTCCATCACTGCGTACTGCTGTTTCACCCAGACTTCGGCTTGGTATTTCGACCAGCCGAGAGCGTCGCACGCGCGCTGTACGCGCTCGTCATCGAACCAGATGGAGCCATATCCCGGCGCAACAGCGGACGACAGCATCAGCACGTCCTTGGCGAGCGCTTCGTGACGCAGTTCTTGGGGCGACTTCACGCGGGCGCCCCAGCGGGTACGGGGCTGGTGGCGCCGCCGTGCAGCGCGCCCAAGAGCGCGCCGAGGTTGGACTCAGAAGGTGTCGGCGGAGCGACCGAGGGGGGGCCGCCTGGTGGTAGCGCGGCTCCCCCCGGGGTCCCCCCCGGCCCCGGAGCGAGACCGGGTGCTCCCTCCCCAGGGGCACCGGTCGGCGCGGCGGCCTGACGCGCCTGCTCTTTGGCGTGCACGTCGGCGACGGCTTGGGCCAGCGACGACTGGTCCTGCTCGAGGGCCAAGATGATGGATGCGACATCGGGCGCGGCGAGGGTGCCTTGCGCGACCTGTTGGGAGACCGCGGCAAGCAGCGCGTCGTTGAGCGCCTCGGCCATGGTCTCCTCCTTCTCGTGGAAGCCGTCGTCGATGAGCGGGTGCAGGCGGCGCGCCGTTTCGAGCGAGATGAGTTTGAGGCTGACGAGCTGGCCGAGCAGGACGGCGAGCTGGTTGGCGTCCGATCCGGCGTGGGGGTAGTCGACGAAGTTCACGTCGGTGTCGAAGATGTCGTTGGGCCGGTAGGTGACCTTGCCCTTCGCGCCCTTCATCTTGCGCACGTAGAAGCTGACGGTCTTGTTGCCGTAGTACGCCTTGGAGATGGCGATGGCGACGCAGTTCTCGTATTCCTTCGAGCGCGCCAGCAGCGTCTGGGCCTCTTGGATCGGGAAGTCGACCTGGGCCGACATGATGTCCATGCCGCGCTTGCCCGTGCGCACGTTGGTGGGCGACTCGCCCCCGACCTCTTGGGGGATGCCGCCCTGCTGGCGCTGGTAGTTCTCCAACTGGCCCAGCATCTGCATCCCCATGGGCGAGGGGTTGAGGTTCTGGGGCTGGAGGACCCCGCCCGTGACGACACCGGTGCGGCCGTCCTGGCCGTTGGCCTCGGTCAGCACCTCGGGCAGTTCGCCCGGGCGCCCGACCAACCACTCCTTGGGGAAGACGTTGTCCTTGATGGCGATGAAGGTGAGCGCCATGAGCTTGGCCTGCATCTGGTGCATCCCGGCCATGTCGTCGAACTTGCCGATGGGCATCTCCAGGCTGGTGCGCTTGGCGATGACGACCGGGCATATCTGGGCGCGGTTCGGGACCCGAAGGATCTCGGCGTAGGGGGCGCCGACGGCGAAGTCACGGGAACCGTAGGGACCCGCCTCGGGCGGCGACTTGCCGATCACCAGCATGACGAGTTCGTCCTTGTCCGCGTACTCGAGTACCTCGAACTTGTCGTCGGGCCGCGGGTTGGCGCCCTTCTCTATGCTCACCGCGGCGTCGGGGTAGCGGCGCTGGATGAACCCGAGCGTCACCTGGTAGCAGAAGATGCAGTCGTTCGGCGTCATGTCGTCGGGGTTCGGGCGCGGGCCGGGGTACGTGTGCGTCGGGCTGCGCACGTGCCAGGTGGGCACCCCGTGCTCGTAGGAGTGGCCCGGGCGGATGAGCACCGGGGTCGACGCGTAGGCGAGCAGGTGGCGGGCGCGGCGCCCGTCGAGCACGTCCATGATCGACTTGTCCCACCAGCCGAGGATGGCCTGGCGGCGCTGCCTCGCCATCTTGTCGGCTCTCGGCTGTCCCGGCGACAGGCTCGGGCAGTCCACGTCGGGGCGCACCGAGGCTACGCGCGCACCCAGTTGGTCGATGCCCTGGCGGATCAGGTTGGCGACGGCGGCCTTCTCCATGCGGTCCATCTCGGGCAGGGGCACCGAGTCCTCGCCCTCGTAGACCTTGCGCACCTCCTCCATGCGCGAGAAGGAGGCCGACATGGAGTTCTTGCGCTCGTAGAACAGCGCGCAGATCTGCTCGGCGCTCGTCGTCATGCGGTCTCACGCATCCATGACGGGCGCGGCAGCAGGCGCAGCTTGGGCTCTCGGGCGTAGATCTGGCGCATGTTGGCCTCGCCGAACCATTGGGACATGACCAGGTCGTCCGTTCTGAACTGGGGGTAGCGGGTGACCTCTTCGACCAGGCGCATCGAAGAGAGACGGGCCGCGTCGCCCTTTCCGGGCAAGCGTACAAGGCCGCGCCGGTAGAGCTCGGACAGGATCTGGGGTCCGAGGTTGGGGTCGAGCTTGTTGGCGGCGTGGGTCTCGTGGCCGATGATGCGCACGCCGCTCTGCTGTTGCCAGCGCTTGATGGCGTCGGTGGCCAGGAAGAAGCGCTGCGCCGCGTTCTGCTCGAAGATGAGCGTCGAGATCGGGAAGCCCGCGATGACGCTGCGCTCGTACCACTCGGCGAGAATGCCGGTGAAGGTGCCGCGCGGGTCGTTCCAGTCGAAGAACTGGCGGATCTGCAGCTTGCCGTTGTGCAAGGCGACGAGGAAGCGCAGGTTGGTCTTGGGGTGGTACACCCACAGTGTGATGCCCCACGACTTGGTCGGCGAGGGGTCGACGCACATGTAGGAGACGAAGGGCTGGGAGAGCTGTGGGATCTCCCACACCTCGCGCTCGTCGTCCCAACAGCCCGGGAACATCTCCTTGGTCTTGGGATCGGTGCCGCCCTTGATCCAGCGGATGTCGACCAGGGCGGAGGCGGGGTCGATGTCCTCCTGCTGGTACACCTGCATGAAGTTGCCCGGGTTGTTCTCCTGCTCGGACTCGAGCTCGAGCCAGGACAGGCGGTGCGGGTCGAGCAGGCAGCCGTCGGGGTAGTACGGGTCGCTCGGATCGTGCTTCTCCGCGCAGCGGTCCTCGTAGTGCGCCTTGTAGACGATGTGGTGGTACTTGCGCCCCGGCAACGCCGAGCAGCAGTCGTCGTGCTCCTGCTCGGTCGAGCTCCCTACTCTTTTATCCAGATTATGTCGATAGAGATCCTCTGGACTGAGTCTCTGACCTGGAAGAAGGAGTAGTCCTCCCGGTTCCAGACGTTTCTCAGCCACCTTGTCCCATCTGTCTCTTTGCTTGTCGATCCGCTCGACTGTCTGGAGGAACTTGTCCTCGGTGGCGTCGTCCCAGACGCAGAAGTCGAATCGTCCTCCGATGAAGCTGGTGTCGAGTCCGTAGGCACTCCAGGTCGGCTCCTTCTCGGTGATGGGCCTGTCGTCGAGCTGGCTGACGATGAAGGCCTGGGCGGTCCAGAGCACGCTGCCCTCGGGCTTGAAGACGCCGTACTCGGCGAGCAGCGTGGTCTCGGCGTCGAAGGCCAGGCCGTGCTCCATCTCCTCGGACTCGGCCTTCATGGGGTAGGGCGATTCGAGGGCGTTGCGCAGGCGCAGCAGGTAGCGCTCGGCCAGGGTCTGGCTCGCCGAGCCCATCAGGCCACGGATGCCGCGGTTGCGACAGGTCAGCCAGGCCGGGATGTCGAGGGTGAACAGGGTGCTCTTGCCCGAGCCCGGCGGGCAGTTGATGACGACGTACTCCTTGGTGCGCGATTCGAGGAAGTTCTTGACCCGCTCGGCCGCCTCCTCCTGCCAGGGGGTGGACCGACGGCCGAAGTAGCGGCGGCGGAAGAAGGCGAAGTCGTCGAGGGCCTTGGCCGCCTCGGGGCAGAGGCGCTCGCGCGGGATCGCCCCGCGCTTGGACTCGTTCGAGATGCCCGGGCCGTACGCCCGGCTGTGCGGATCGGCCGGCGAAGACTTGCGGTCGGCTTTCTCGCGGAAGCTGACCAGGTCGGCCGGTGAGTAGTTGCCCTGCTCCTCGCGGATACGCGACTCGCGGCGCCAGGCGGTGGGGACCGAGATGCCACAGCGGCGGCAGGACTCGGCCTGGGTGTAGCCCTGCGCCCTCAGCGTGTCGTACTTGGCCCAGATCCGTGGCGAGATGCTGGCCACATCACTTCCACTTTGCCGCGTTGCGTGCGAAATTCGCTTTCTTACGCATGGCCGGTGACGCGTTCTTGTCGGCCAGGACCGAGGAAGCCTTCTGCTGGACGGACATGCCCGACTTCTTGGCCGCGGCGGTGAAGGTGCCCTTCTTCGACGGGGCGATCTTGATCGGGGCCTTCTTCTTGGCCATCAGGCCGGCGGGGCGGGCACCAGGGCGTTCAGGCTTGCCACCGCATCGGTGATGGTGGTGGTGGCGGCCGCGATGGCGGCGTCGTTGGCACCGGGTCCTGCGGCCACCTGGGCCTGCAGGTTGGCTACTTCACCCTGTACCGCGGTGACCGAAGCGGACAGGGCGCCCACCGCGGTGTTCAGGTCGTCGATGGCGGCCATGATCTCCTCCAAGAGTTCGTGTTCGTGAGGCCCGTGCCTCCACTGATGTTCCACGTGAAGCACATCATGACCCAGGAACAGGGCACTTACAAGGATGCCGCGTAGCGGCCGCCTAGCGGCCGCCTAGCGGTTGTGGGTCAGCAGCTCCCAGACGCTCTGGAGCACGCCGGCCATCTGCTCGCGCACGTCGTCCCACAGGTGGACCGCGAGCGCGGCCCCGCAGATGAGGCAGACCAGGGCGAAGACCACCCCCAGCCCGATCTCGAGGGCGAGGCCGATATGGGTCCAGGTCACGGGCAGATCCACCCCCCCTGCACCGCCTCGTTGCAGCCGCCGAAAGGCTGGGCCAGGACGGCGCACCCCGAGCACTTGGGCACCGGGGGCTGCCAGGCGATCCCACCGACGAGGAAGAGGAGCGCGCCGAGAGGCAAGCCGACCAACAGTCGGTATCTCATCGGTTGTGCCCACAGCCCAGGCAGGTGCCCACGCGGTCGCGGTACTTGTGCGTGCAACCCGAGGTGTCGATGCGGTACAGGCGCTCCTTGGCCCGGAGCTGCTCCTTGAGCACCGCGATGGTGGGCGGGGGCGGGACGGGGTCGGCCGCCACCTTGTCGGGCGCGACCCGGGCGCGCAGTGCTCCCTCGGGGGCCGGCGGCAGGGGCCCGCGCTCGGGCAGGTCGGCCATCGGGGCCTCGAGCAGGCTCGGGCGTTCCAAGTAGGTGAGGACGGCCAGCAGGGCGACCGAGGCCCTCGAGCGCCCCATATGCGCCGCCCTGGCGTCGAGCTGGGCCAGTTGGGCGTCGGAGAGCCGGATCATCACGGCGGTCTTAGCCATCGGCATGATGCTGTGGGATCTTCCCGAGTGCGGCCTTAAGCCGTTCAATAAGCGCCTCGGCTCTCGGCGTGATGCCGACAACACAACTCGGCCCATATCTATCGCCGTAAACGACCTCCTGCGCCGCCTCGGCAACGTCGAGAAGGGCTGCAAGGTAGGTGGGGGCGTGGGCGTCGGCGGTAATCCACCCGTCTGGGATCTCGATCTGCTGCTCTACGGGGGTCTTGGCCATAGCAGAAATGCTAACACATCAAGTCGGCACAAGCTACCCCAAGATACGACAAACCCCCCACCTTCCAGGGAATGAGATCCGGTGGGGGGCTGTCGGCGACGTTGGCGTTCGTCGCTGGGCACCGGACCTGCGTGTGTGAGCCGTGGGAGGTGCCGGCCCCGACCCTATCGGTTCTTGGTGTCGAATGCTCGTGATGGGCGCCCGCAGGCCGGGTGGCGCTTCTTGGCGGCCAGGATCACCTGGACCAGCCGCTCCTTCTCAGCCTCGTCCTCCATCTCGGCAATGACGCCGAGCAGGCTCTCGTCGATGCGCACGATGTCTCCCATGCCCGCGGAACTACCCCCGTTGCGCGGTATTCACACCTATGGTGCAACAAGGCCGCGATCGCGGCGGCTAGGGGGTCTTGGGCACCAGGGGTTCGATGGCCAGTCCGAGCAGGCCCGCCGCGATGGAGACGAAGCCCCAGTCCTGAATGGTCGGCCCGTTGGCCGGGTTCCCGATGGCGACCACCACGAAGAGCACGATGGCCACGATGAAGGCGATGACTGCGAGCACTCTGATCATGGGGTGTCTATACCCCCATTGACGCGGAGCGACCCCCCGTATCTCAGGGGGGCCGGCTCCTTGGACCACTCCAACCCAGGAAATGGCACGTCGTGCCGAGGGAACTTCCCAGAACCCCGGCGGTTGACATCCTACGCGGTCGCGGCGACAATGGCTAGTACACGCACCGAACTTCCCCGAGGAACTTCCCCGAGACAAGCTTGCGAGCGTGACACGAACGGCGGAGACGCCAAATAGCTCCTATGGAGATGAGCTCCCACTTGCGGCAAGATGCAGCCGGCCTTCCCGCAGTCCCCGCGTTCAACACGCGCCTGTGGATAACTCCGGCGAGGGGTTCGGTAAGGCTGTGCATGTGCTTCTTATTGCGAGGTTTTCCTTGCGAAAAGCTCGCTGTGAAGTGGCTTTGGGCCTGTTTCTGCGTCTGTCATTTCGTGAAAAGCGCAGGTGGAGGGGCTATACCCCCAAATCGACGCTCGACGGCGGCACATCGGGGGTCAAAGTCTCTGAGCTGTCAGATATTAAGGAATATGCCTTGACTGATCTGATCTTCTCTACACGGGGGACACATCTACTGATCTACATACTCTGACTAGAGGTATGTGATGGTCACCCTGGTGCCGCGCGGTAAGCATTGTGTTAGCAACCAGCGAGCTCGGCTCGAGCCTGTTGTGTGCGTTGCTTCCCTTGCTCGCGTCTCATCTGTTGTGAGTTGCGCTTAGTTGCTTGACATTGTGTGGTGTTGGGCTTAGTGTGTGGTTGTCGGCATGAGCCGGCGAAGAGACAGGGGAGATGCGAAATGGACGCTTTCAAGGCAGGGCAGCGAGTCATTGTGATGCCCGACGCGACCGACTACTCGCCAGCGTGGGTGGGGACGATCGTCAGCTACTGGCGCAACGGTTGCTGGATTGTGCGTGAACCCGCCCACGGCACGACCTGCGCCTACGACGGTCATCGGCTTGTTGTCACCGCCTACTAGTGGGAGGTCACGCTGGCGACGGATTGCACTACCACGGGATCGGAGAAGCCCGTTACGGCCACAGACACCCATTCCTGCACATCAACCACAAACACCTTGAAAGAGACAGGGGAGTACAAATGAGCGCATTTTCCGAAGCACAAGAGCACCGCGAGTACCTGGAGCGGGGCCGGTACGTCGCCAAGCCGCACCGCGTCTGCCCTGTTTGTCTGCTGATCTCTTGCGACTGCATCGACGCCGAGGTGGCCGAATACCTGGAGGACTCAACGATCTAGCCCCATGCGTACGGCACCCCTGTCTCCGCAGGGGCGATGAGCGGGAGAGCCCCGATACGTCAGTTGCAAGGAGGTCGCTGCGGCCACTTCCGAGCCTGAACCGGTCGGGGCTTTCTCGCGTCTAGGCGCTGAGCTCGGGCGGCTTGCGCTTGCGGCGCGCCTTGGTCTGCACCGGGCGCCGTAGCACCCATGACCAGCGCTCGCGGCTCGTGAGCCGGTAGGGCTTGGTCACGAGCACCGACTGCTGGCCCGTTTCTAGGGATCTGAGTAGATAGACCTTCTCGCCGGGTTGCAGACTCCTCACGCTCAGGCGCCTCCTAGATTCTCCCTGGTCCTCAGATGACCCGTTGGTACCCGCGGCGGCGTTCGTGGGCTTAGGCGGCATTCTGAGGGGCACTGAAGCGAGGATTAGGGATGCCACACCGCCTGCAGGCTGCCAACGCTTCGCCATAGCCCTTCGCAGTGAACCAGTGCCGGACATACCCCGGGCAATCCTGGTTCCGCCTGCCGACGAAGCCACTACCTGCCATTATATCTCTACAACGCGCCAGGCTATGGCTTTTCGGCCTGCTCGAGTCACCGAAACACCTGCAGGCTCGATACGACCAGCGCGGCATAATTCCAAACGCCGCGGCCTAGTGGTGTTGCCCGCCAGCCCCGTGAGATCGCATATCTGTTGGTCGGTCACCGGGCCGTGCTCGCGTATGCAGGCGTAGACGATCCCTTGGAGGCGCTTGCGGTCGGGCTTGATGGCCACCTCCGCCTCGCCGCGGGTCTCGAGGGTCGACGGCGGCGGCTCACCGTAGGGAGGCAGGCCGAGAGCGTCGCGGATCGCCACATCGGCTGCTATGGCCAAAGGGCTTGACTCGTGTTCCTCGCGCCACTTGTCGGCCTGGGCGATTTGGTCGAAGATCGTTATTTGCCGCTCATCCATGAAGGATCTCCCCAATCGTGTCGATCACGTCGTCGTGACGCGGCCAGGAGCGGGTGGCCTCTTGGCGTCGGCGCGCCTTGGACTTGGCCTTCTGGCGCTCGCGGTGGATCGGGGCGCACTGCTCACAGCGCAGGCGGGGGCGCCCGATGCGTCGCCAAGGTAGGGCTTCGCCGCAGTCCACGCAGGTCACGTTGCAGCCCCAATGGCGCGCTCAATCTGTGCCCGCGATCCCACGATTGGCCCGTTATCACCTTCTAACTTCCAGCCGCACGCCAACTTATAAACGAGACGATCAGCAGGCGCCGGTTCAATGACGGCCACGATCACGTCACACTCAGCCCAGCACGACAGTCCCGAGCCCTTGATGACGTAGTGGTGCAAATGGTTTGGAGTAAATCCCTGGTCAGGGGGATTATCGGCGGCGTCAGTCATCGAGTAACGCTTTCGTCGGACGGTCGGTTATCCACCAATGCTCAGGGTCGCCGTAACACTCCAAATCGGCCACGGCATCGACGGGCGCATTGAACCGTTCGACCGAACCCAGCCACCTGTGGCACTTCTCGGGCTCAAGCACGATGTACCGGTACTTCATCCGGTCGCAGGTCGTGTAGTTCATGCCCAACCCGGTCGTCTCTCGGTCAGGCAGCGCCTCGCTAGTGAGCCAGATGACACGGCAGCCGAGGAACGGGTGAGTCACGGGGGATTCGAGCATCCCGCACGCACCCAGCGCATCGTGTCCGTGGTCGCAGGTGAAGTGGTAGAGCGGCGTGGTCACTCTTCCCCCTCAGAAGTCGCATGGATCAGGGGACGACCTTCGGCGTCGTAGCCACATGGTCCTGATTCGCCGCAGTCCACGCAGGGAGCCAGGATGTCCAACTCGTCGTAGCCCACGGGCTCCATGTCGTCAGTGTCAGGCTCGCCACCCTCGCCCAGCAGATTCTTGGCGACGTGATCCCAGAACTCGCCGTCGTCCATCGCATCGCCTTCGTCTACTGGGTCGCTGCGTTCGTTGGCGCTCACGGGCACGCCCCGTCCTTGTGCGGGGCTGAGGATTTACTTGAAGTGGAGTAAGTCACGCGGCGCACCCTTCGTGGTGCAGGTTCTCGCCGGTGATGCGCTCCCCGATCTCGAACGGCAGACCGCAGCTCGGGCAGTCATGGCCCACGCACCGGTCGCCTTCGATCAGTTCGACCGTCATCGTCTTGGCGGTGACCGCGACGTAGCGCTCCCGCTGGTACGCCTTCGTGCATTCGATGCACCACGACTTCAGCGCCCCGGTGGCCGGGTTCTTCACCCCGAACGCGCCCAGGGGCAGCCAGGCTCCTTCGCCCTCGTCGTGCTTCGGGCAATGACGCTGACCAGCGCGCTCCTTCAGGGCGTGTCTGCCTTCGTTGGAGCGCCGCAGGTTGAGCATCGACCCCGCTGGACGCGAGCAGGCCACGGGGGGGGGAAGCTCGCCCTCTAGGCCGCTCAGGTCCCTGCGGATGCGCAGCAGCTCGTCCATGACCTCACGGACCTTGGCGCGGGCCACCTGGGGCGTCTGAGCCTCGACGAGGCGCATCTGGCTGATGAGATGGTCGAAGCGGATTTGCAGGGCAATGGCATGGGCTTCGGCGACGGTGGTCATCAGCACTCGACCCCCCGTAGGTCGTTTACTTCAGGAGATTTACCTGTGCTCACGGGCACGCCCCGTCCCTCTGTGGTGCTGCCGTGGACGGTGCAGGGGTGCCAGCAGCGGCAGTAGTAGCAGTAGATGATTGGACCCATTTACTCGTCCCCTGACATCAGAGCCGGAAGCCCGGCTTCGTGGGCGACGTAGAGGTCGTACATGGTGCGTCCGTCCTCGGACCGCATGTAGGGCAACATCACCTGCTCGAACGTGACCATCTCGGTCCTGACGATGGCGAGCTGGGCTTCGAGCCAATCTTTAGCGATGCGCCACGCGATCCGCTCGGCCTGCTCGGGTGTCGCGTACTTGGTGTTGCAGACCTTTGGGTCGCGCTTCATAACCGCCAGCACCCTGTCGGCGTTCACGGGCAACTTGAACCCACGAGAGCCGCCGGATACCTCGATGGCGAACGAGACCCCCGTAGGCGTGCCCACAGCGTCATAGCCGGTCATGATCTGGCGAGCGCCACCCTCAACCAGCAGTGCGTGGACGGCACCGATGGTGCGGCTTACCGCCACGGTCGTCGTGTAGTTGAGAAGGGGCATTTACTCTTCCTCGTTTGCCTGCTGATTATCCGCGCTCACGGGCACGCCCCGTCCTTCTGGTCGCTGCGGTCGATGGCGAGCATGGGCCTTACTCGCTGCGGATTACTCTTCACCGGGCACGTCCAGTTCCGGGTGCGCTGGCACCCACGTCCGAGTCTCGAAATCGAAGCGGGCCAGTTCGATCAGCTTCTGTTCCTCGGGAAGTCCCGCTATCCGCAGCGCCTCCTGGCGCACGTCCCAGTGGTGCTCGCAGACGACGTAGAGCCGTCGCACTTCTTTCCACGCCTCCTCGGCCCAGTGGCGGACACTGGCCTCGTCTCGGACGGCCCACTCCTTGTCTCGCTCAAGGTCCCGCACCTTGCGCTCCAACGACCGGATGCGCGTCAGTCGTTCCTCGGGCGTCATGTTCTCGGGGCGCTTAGCCATTGGGCCGCTCCAGTTCGCAATACAGCCGGTCAAGTGTTCCCTTCGGCCGGTGGCCGTCGTAGCCGCAGTCGAGGCACCGATGAACGTGCGGCTTCGGCTGGCACTCGCAATTCTTGGACCCGCAGCTCGGGCACCGAAGCTCACTCATTCGGGAAGAACCTGTGGGATTGCCTGGTTGTAGTCCTCCAACACCTTCCGGAACGCCTGCACCTGATCGGCCTGCGCCACCCACCCATGCTTGCGGAGGTCATGCTCCAGACGCCGGAAGTTAGAGTCACTGACGAGCTGCGCCGCCGCCACAACGGGGCCTAGGGCCATCTCGGCACACGCTGGGCATGAGTACCCGCCGTCTTCGTCGTAGTGGTCAGCGTCGAACGTGAAGGCGCAGTCGGGACAGATGACGCAAACAACATCCCCCTCCCGGTCCCACGTCGAAATCGTGGACGATTGCTCGGTGTTCACGGGCACGCCCCGTCCTTCTGCGGCGCTCACGCCGGCCTGATCTTGTGCAGCTTGACCATCTCGCCCAGCACTTCGGTGTCGACGGCCTGACGCAAGAACACGTTCTCGGACATCACCGTCGATATGGACGCCGTGATGTTCTTCTCGCGCAGGGTGAGAAGATCGATGCGGTCCTCGAGGGCCTCGCAGCGCTCATTGATGCGCCCGTAGTCCTCGCGGATGGAGCGCAGGCCCGAGGCGCGCAGGTAGATGGCGATGGCCGGACAGATCATGTCGGCGAAATTGAGCCAGAAGATGCCCGTCTCGTTCTTCACGGCTTCGAGTGCGTTGGGTTCTAGCTCCGCGTTGGCCTCGCGCACCATCCACTCGGGCGGGTTCGTGTTCCACCCCTCGGCCGGGTCCGGTGGGCGTAGTAGCCAGCGAAGTGCCGCGGCGATAGTCACGGCTGGGCCTCCGTTCGCGCGTCGAGCCGGGCCAGCGCCTTACCCAGCTCACTGTCGGGATCAGCCCAGGTGTGCTCGGCAGCGACGGCTACGTCAAGAAGGGCTGCGATGTCGTTGGCCATTTCCATCATCTGCCAAGAGGTGCCGCCTGGGAACTGTTCGGCCATGTCGGCCTCCATGCCCCGGCGGAGGTCGTTCCTGGCTCTGATCTGCTCGATGGCGCTCATGCCAGGTGCCCCATACCGGAACGTTGCATGGCCTGGAGGGATTGCTCTCCGATGGACTTCAGGTAGTGCTTGACCGCCATAACCGTGGCGCCGAGGCACAGCTCCTCGGGGACGCTGCCGGGTCCGACCGCCCGGACGCTGAAGCCGTAGGCGTTGTCATAGGCAACGCGCAGCGCCGCGGGGTCCAGGTTCTCCTGCTCGGCGATCTTGTCGATGTCTCTCAGTGCGTACGACATCAGCGGGCCTCCTTACTGCGCAGTACATCCTCGATCGTTCCGTTGCGCCACTGCAGCGGGCGCCATACGTGGCACTCGGCATCGGCCTTGGACAGCGCGAACAGCCAGTCCTGTTGGGCGGGGGCCAGGCGCCCGAGGTCGCTCTTGAGCTCGCAGAAGAGGACGCGGTCGCGGACGAGGACGAGATCGGGGAACCCCGCCCCGTCAGCTTGCACCGGGGTCTCGTAGACGACGCGGTCGCCGTGCTTGACCGCGACGCTGCGGAAGTGGGCCACGCGCCACTTCAAGGCGTGCGCCAGGTCGATCACCGCGTCTTGAAGCTCGGCCTCGCTCATCTTGAGCAGCTCGGTCACGACACCACCTTGACATGGCCGTCCTTGGGACAGCGGTACTCGGGGAAGTCGCGCTCCCAGTCGAGCGGCCGGCGCGTGTGCACCACGTAGTCGCGGGCCGCGGAGCCGAGCAGGTAGAGGCCCCAGATCAGGCCGAGGCTCCACAGCGCCCAGAAGGTGATGGTCTCGGCGCTCACTTGCGGTCCTCCTTGTGCTGCTCGCAGCGGTCGAACTTGTTCCAGCCGTACTGGGGGTAGGCCAAGAAGCGGTCGACGCAGCCGCAGGGCCACGTGCGCTTGTTGATGTTGTCGGGGTCGACGCGGGGCGCGGTCATGACGCCGCCAACATCGCGTCGAGAAGATCGAAAGCGGACTGCTGCAACGACGCAACCGTGGGCGCGAGCGCAGCCCAGGCGGCATCCCTGGCGGAAGCCCAGGCGGCAGCCCAGGCGGCATCCCAGGCGGCATCCCTGGCGGCAGTCCAGGCGGCAGCCCAGGCGGCATCCCAGGCGGCAGCCCAGGCGGCATCCCTGGCGGCATCCCAGGCGGCAGCCCAGGCGGCAGCCCCGGCGGCATCCCTGGCGGCAGCCCTGGCGGCATCCCAGGCGGCATCCCCGGCGGCAGTCCAGGCGGCAGCCCAGGCGGCATCCCAGGCGGCAGCCCAGGCGGCATCCCTGGCGGCAGCCCAGGCGGCATCCCTGGCGGAAGCCCAGGCGGCAGCCCTGGCGGCGCTCGCATCCGCTCGCGCCTTGTCCAGCGTCGGCTGGGCCTTCTTCGCCTTCGCGGTTGAGAGGACCGGTGGGAGCGCGCGCAGAGCCGCCGCCTGCTCCGTGCATCCGGCGAGGTCGAGCCACGCGGGTGCTTGGTGGTGGATCAGCCAGTCGGTGGCGAGCCAGGCCCGCTTCTCTTCGACGGCCTTCGACGCGGCGGAGCCGACCAACTTGGTCACGTAAGGCTTGAGCTTCTGGCGCCCCTCGTCGTCGAGCGCGTCGTTCCAGTCGCGCATGAACGCGCCGATGACCTTCGACGCGCAGGCCGGATGATCGGACCACGGCTCACCGGCCACGAAGGCGACCGCCTCCATGACGCACATCTCGCCATCGGGCTCATGCGAGCCTTTCGACAAGAACAGAGCGTCGATAGCCGACAGTCGGTCCTCGATGATGGTCATGACCAGTCCCTCGTCACCGAGAAGGCGCGTCGCGCCAGGTCCCTCGGGTCCTCAAAGAGGAGCCCCTTGCCGAGCGCCTCGCGCTGCTCGCCGGCGTCGGGTGCGTCGTGGGGGCAGGTGTGCAGCGGGGGCAGGAGGCCCTCGCGGTTGTACCAGTCGCAGTAAGAACAGGACTCGGGTTCCTGCTCGCGGCATCGACGGTTGTTCTCTGCTTGAGTTACCGCTTCTTCTTCGCATGGCCGCCCAACCCCGATGATCGTTGCACCGTCGATCTCGGCCTTAAAAACGGTCACCAGCGGTGAGTCGTCACACCACGGGCCGGGGTCGCGCTTGGCCAGGTCCCAGCCGAAGCGGTCCGCGATCACCTTGAGTGCGTCGAACATCTCATCGTCGTCCATGTCACTCCCTGTTCGTAGATACTCACACATTACCACACAACCGCCGACAAGTCTAGGGAAAGCCCCACTCTTTCATGGCGTCGAGCACGGCACCGAGCTCCTCGACGGTCCACCTGCGACTGTCGGCACCGATGGGCCGGCCGGTGGCACGCTGGCCCACGTCCGCGATGTCCCAGTTGTTCTGCTTGCAGATGGCGTAGACCTTCGCGCCCATCTTCTGCTGCGTCGTCTTCTCCCCCGAGACTCCGGCTGGTGGCCCGCCCTGGCCCGCTGTGGGCATCGGAGGCCCAGGGGGTCCTGCAGGCGGCTTGGCGGCTCCTGGGGGCGTACGGGCGGCCTGGGAGGCAACGGCCAGATGGTTGATCGAGTCGGCCAGGTTGCCCAGTTGCGCGGCCAGGACCTTGACGGCGTTCTCGAGGCCGCGGTCGGGGAGGGGGGCGAAGTCGTCGTCGCACGGTGGTGCGTCATAGGGCGGTGCGTCCATGCTCATGGGTTCTCCTTTCGGAGCAGCCAGCCCTGCTCATAGGACAAATCGGGGTAGTGGTGGATCAGTTCGTGGCAGTTGCTACAGACGTAGAGCAGATTGTCCAGGTCGTTCGTGCCCCCCTGGCTCCGGCGCAGGCGGTGGTGGCGGTGTGTGGCCAGGGCGCGGAGGCACACCTCGCAGAGGCCGTGCGAGCGCAGGACCAGGAGGGGGGTGATGGCGTCCAGCTCGACGGCGAAGGCGTCGGCCTTCTTGGATCGCGGGGCGAGGCGGCGCGCCGAGGTGCCCTGGGGCCAGCCCCGGGAGACCAGCGGAGTGCGGCGCCGGAGGTAGCCGCCGCGCTTCACGGCTTCGACAACTCGATGCGGATGCGGCCCGGGCCGTCCATCTTGCAGCGGTGCGCCTGGTTGCAGTAGCCGCAGAGCGGGTGCGTCTCGGGGTCGGGCTCGGAGTACTTGGCGGTCTTGTCGTCGTACATGGAGCGGCCGGGGACCTCGCCGGCCTCGACGATGGCGCGGATCTTGCTCAGGCGCTCCACCTCGGCTTCGACCAGCGGCAACCATTGGGCCTTGGTGAATACCCATTCGGACCAGAAGCGGTCGATGGGGCCGAGGCCCATTTCCTGCGCCTTGTTCACACTCACCGCTTCTCGGCTGAGGTAGACGATGCGGACCTTGGACCGGCCATGCGCGACCGCGTTCATGCCGCCCTGGCAGATGTGCGAGGCCGACGGGCCTTGGCCGCCCTCGGGACGCACCCGCGCCGGCTGGCCCTTGCCCGGTGAGCGGAAGTAACCATTCGACAGATCGAACTTGTAGGCGCCGACCGTCTTGATCTCAATTATTTCCTGGTCCTCGGCGTCGTCGATCACTAGCCCGTCGTAGTGGCCCGAGATCAGGTCCCCGACCTGGCCTTTTGCCTCAATCGTGGCGGTGGGCCACCGCCACTGGATGGCAGCTTGCACATCGTCATGGAGTAGCGAACCCATCTTCGCGATGGCGAGTGACGCGCCGTCCATGGCGTCGGTCTCGGGCAGCTTGGCCGCCTTGTAGCCGAGCTTGCGCGAGCAGTCCATGACCCCCGAGAAGCGGAACGGGGTGTCCGCCGCGTGGTCCTTGTGGTGGTCCTGGGCGACCATCCACTCGGCGAAGGCCTGACCGATGCGCGGCTCGACGGTCCTCACTGCGAACCGGCGTCCATCAGGGCATCGACGCTGTCGCGGAACACCCTGTAGTAGCCGCCCGGGAGCTTGAAGCCCTTGAGCGTGCCGGCCGCGAGGTAGCGCTTGATGGTCTCGTCGGAGACCGAGAGCAGCTTGCCCGCCTGGGTGGTCGAGAGTACCTGACGACTTTCGGTTTCATCCATAGACTTACACTATGGCACACAACTAAAGGTATATCAAGGAACCTTCGGCTGGCGGTGGTCGGGCAGGCCCGGCACCTCGTTGGGGATCGACTTGGAGTGGATGATGATGTGGTCGAGCTTCTTGTGCAGGTGGGAGTGGTGCTCGCGCCATTTGACCAAGAGCTTGCGACCGAGCAGCGTCACGCCGCCGCCGATGATCAGGTAGCTCAGGAGATCCTCGGGGCCGTTGCCCTGGAGGCTCGGCCAGAAGTACCCGAACCAGACACCGTGGAGCCAGTTGCCGATCTCGGAGAAGGGCGTCACGATCTCGACTTCACGTGCAGGTCGGGGAGGGGCGGCGGCGCCCCGCACGCCGCGAAGGCTTTGGTCTGGGCGCACTCGAGCCACGCCAACTGCTCGATGAGGACCAGTTGGCCCTGCGTCAGGAGAGGGCCGATGTGGTGCAAGCCCTTGTCGATGCTCGCCTGCAACGCGTGAGTGTTGGCCTGGGCGCCCTTGATCTCGACGCTCTGGTAGACGATGACGACGGGGGCGACCATGACCCAGAGCACCAGCACCGCCAGCCACGCCTTGCGGGCGATGTCGTGGTCCCACAACCGGGCGGCCCAGATCACGTGTGTTCCTGTTCCTGTTCCTGGTTGGAGATGACCTCCTTGATGAGGTGGTGCGTCTCGAGCTGGCCCTCATCGAGGGCGTCGAGCTTCTCGTCCACCACCGCCGTCCAGCCCTTGACTGCCGGGGTCTTGGTGCGCGGGTTGAGATCCTTGCCGAAGAGGAACTCGGCGATGGAGCGGGCGTCGGCGTCAGCGGTCGACCTTCCCCGCTTCCACGAATCGTAGGTCTTGGTCACCGAGCGCACGATGCTTACTACGACGTAGACGGCCAGGGGCGCGACGACGAAATCGACCCACCCCGCCGAGAGCGCCGCGCCGACCACACTGATTAGGGCAGACTCGGTGGTGCCCCTACAGGCGGCGCCGGGGTGCCCGTTGACGGGTCGCTGACGTAGTGCTCGATGGCCAGGACGACCGAGCCGGCCACGACGAGGATCGAGCTCACCGCGGTGGGCAGGTGCAGGCTGGTCACCGACGCGGTGATCACGCCCATGACGATGCCCGCGATGGCGAGGACCTGGCGGGCGACGGCCCCTATCTGTTGGGTGTTCACGGTACGCATCTCCTTAGGTAGGCAATCGTTCGGTGTGCCAGCCCGACGGCGAGACGATCTCCTGCCACCAGTGGTAGGCGACGTTGTTGACCACGCCCCAGACGTGGAGCTGGCCTCCTTGGACGAGTGATGTCACGGTTTCGTTCTCCTCTTTGCTCGGTGGTTCGGGTGGTGCTGCGGCGAGAGTGACGATGGTGGGGATCTGCGCTATGCGGATGGAGCCCGGGCACGGGTGATTCCCCCAGCTCGGGTCCGGTGTGCCGTCCGGGTTGGCGTGGGGGGTGATGCCGCGCTGGCCGTGCGCGACCGGGCCGGTGACGGGCCAGCCCTCCGCCGCGGAGAGCCAGTCGGCCAGCCGGGCGCCGGTCGCGAGCTGCGCGCCCGTCATGGCCTCGGTGTCGAACCCCTCGAACTCGCACGACGTGTAGGAGTCGTTGCCGTTCGCCTCGGCCCACGCCACCACGGACGTGTCGAGGTACTGCTCGAGCGTGCCGTCCTTGGCGCACCAGAAGTGGGCCGATACCTGGGCCGACGGGTTGTCGAAGAAGCCGAACAGCGAGCCGTTGCCCTGCTGGACGTGGATCACGAGGCCCAGGTGGGCCGAGCGCGTGCCCCCGTGGTTGACCGAGATCGGCTTCTGCACCGCGAACGGGCAGATCACAACTGGATCGCTTTGAGCACCATGTCGACGATGGTCTGGCCCGCCCCGATGGCACCGGCCACGTTGGTGTAGGCCCACTGGGGGGCGAGCGTGTAGGAGGTGCCGGGGGTCAGGCCGGTGACGACGTTCTCGAAGTTCTGGTAGCTGCCCGAGTCGAGGAAGCCCGACTTGACCTCTGAGCCCAGCAGGTTGGTGTTGTTGGTGGTGCCGTTGGACCAGCGCAAGAGGATCTGGGTGCCCACGGTCCCGTTGACCCAGTACGACGAGCAGGTGAGCAGGAGGTTGCCGCTCGGCGGGGCGACGACGGTGAGCTTGGCGTTGGTCGAGTCGATGACCACGAAGGTGGCCGGGGTGGCCGAGTAGTTGGGGCCGACGATGCGGGTGTAGGCCAGGATCCCGCCGCCGTACTGCGGCGTCGAGCACTCGATGGCCTGCCACTTGGACCCGGCGCTGTCCCATTGGAACGTGGTGGTCAACATGACCGAGGCGACCGTGGTGGTCGGGAGCGGAACGGCGTTGGACGCCTCGAACGACGCGCCCCAGGTGATCGCCCGGCCCGTGCCGTTGTCGGTGATGCGCACGGTCAGGCGGTCCCCGTCGACCGGGGTGCCCGTGAGGCTCGTCGTCATCGACGTGATGGCCTGGGCCAGGCCCGTGATCGAGGCTACGTCGGTGGTGTCGGTGTTGATGGCGGGCGTCGCGGACTGGGTGACCGTCGTGACGCGCCGGGTGATGCGCTTAGCCGTGACGGTCTGGGTGGCCGTCGTGCCGAGGACCTGCTGGGCGATGGCCGCGGGGTCATAGGTCGTGGACGCCATGAGGTTGGTGATGGCGCCGCCCGAGCCGTTGACCGTGGTGACCCCGGCGTGAGTGTGGTCGTAACGCGCCGGGTTGGCCGAGGTCCCGTCCGCGCCCGACGACGCGACGGCCGTGGTGCCGCCCGAGCCGAACCCCGTCCACTGGAGCGCGGTGCCGACGACCTGGAGGAACTGCGACGCGGTGCCCCGGGCCAGCTTGGTGAGCGTGTTGGCCGAGGCGCCGACGAGCAGGTCGCCCGAGGCGGCCACCGCGCCGAGGGTCTGGACCGCGACCTGGTTGGCCTCGTCGAGATCCTGGGCGTCGATGGTGTGGAGGAACGAGCAGTTGGCCGCGTGCGTGGAGGCCGAGGCGCCGCCCGTGCCATAGCCGCGGCCCGAGGACGCCACCGTGAACGACGAGCCCGAGCGCGACGCGATCAGTATCTTCTCCTCGGTCGAGAGTCCCTGGTCCACGGTGATGATGAAGGGGCCGACCGAGCCGTCGGGGAAGGTCGTCCCGTCGTGCGCGGTGAAGCTGGTCGCGCCCGAGGACAGGCCCGCTGGGATGTAGTCGATGGCCGACGCGTTGTCGATGAACTGGCGTCTGATCCAGCTGGTTATCGCCACGGTGCTCCGATTCTACGTTGACCAGGGGTTATGAATGGGGGACTCACGGGCTCATCACCAGGAACATGTTGCCCGAGTTCGCGTAGGTGAAGGTCAAACCAAAGAGCGCAACAGAGGTACACGCTGTGTTGAATGTGTTCACAAAACTATTGCTACCGGCGGTAGCGCTTGCCGTAACGCCACCGACGCCCTGGAGCGTGGTAACGATTCCGTCCGTCGCTGACGTAAAGTCGTCGACGTTGCCGAGTGCGCTCGACCCCGACGCCCCCGTAAACGTGTTCGTGCCGACCGGGGTCCCGTGGACTCGACCGACGTAGCCCGTTACGGCCAACGCGTCCGGGAACCCCCCGGCCGTTGACCCTGTGCCAGGACTCACCGAAAGAGTCGTCAAACTCGCCGTACCGCCTGATACGGACGCGGTGAGATCGAGTCCCAGCGTGCCCGCTGGTGGGCGCCATACCGACACGAGCCACGCGACGTACCACAAAGTCCCGGCGGTTGTGGTGGTAGGCGTTGACGTGAGGGTCAGGCTTGCCGACACGTCGGCCAGCGTGGCGACCTTCCACTGCATGACGCTGTCCACGGCCACATTGCTAGGGCCGCTTGTGACGATGGACCCGATCTGTTGCCAACCGCCCGAACCCGTGTCGGTCAACGCCAGTCCGGTTGCAAATGGGATTCCGTCTACCGCCGCCGTGCAGAGTGCGACAAGTAGGTCGCCTGCCTGTATCGAACCCGACAATGTGCCCGTGGCCGCGTTTGGTGCGGACGGGGTTGCCGGTTCGATTATGGCGTGACTAGCTGCAACGTGAGTCCATAAGGTACTCATGCGTTCTCTACGCCACCGCTACACAACGCCACTTGGTCGTGGCGACGTTCCAGATGAAACCGACGGAGAGCTTCGCGGAGATGACGGTCGTCGTCGGGAGTGCGACGGTCGAGGCTTCGAACGAGGCGCCCCAGGTGATGGCCCGGGCCGTCCCGTTGTCGGTGATCTCGAAGATGAGCTGATCCCCACCGACCGGCGTGCCGCTCAGATTGGTCGTCATCGACGTGATCGCCTGATTCAGGCCGGTGATCGACGCGGTGTCGGTGATGTCGGTGTTGACCGTCGGCGTGGCTGATTGGGTGACCGTGACATAGCGCCGGGTGATGCGCGTGTAGGTGGCCTCGAGCACGTACCAGACCGTGCCGATCAGCTCGACCTCGAACCCCGCGTTGACCGGGACGGTGATGTTGCCGACCGCGCCGAAGTTGTTGAGCGTGGTGCCCGACCCCGGCGCGAGCGTGACCGTCACCGAGGCGAGGTTGGCGACGGTGTTGTTGGTGCCGTTGAGCGCCGTGGAGCCCGGCAGCGTCAGCGTCTGCGCCGCGGTGGACCCGGTGAAGACCGTCTCCTCACCTGCGCCGAGCGTGGCGGTGGTGTTGCGGGTCATGGCGACGGTCGACCCTGAGCCGATCGGCGACGAGACGCCGGCCGAGTTGAGCGAGAACAGCGTGCCGCCGTTGAAGTACAACAGCTCGTAGCCCGACGGTGGGTTGGACGGCGCGGAGCCGTCGAAGAGGACGAGGCCCCCGGCGGCGGTCATAGCGCGATCAACATCCCGGTGCCCTGGATCACGACGCTGCCTTCGACCGTGATGGGCTGCTTGAAGAGGACCTGGGTGTTAGTCGCCACGGTGAAGGTGGTGTTGGCCGCCACGTCGATGGGGGCGGCCGTGCCCGCGCCCGCCGCGCCCGGAGTGCCCGGGGGCCCGGGAGGACCGGCGGGGCCCTGCGAGCCCCCACCGAGCACGCTCTGGGCGATGGTCCCGGCGAAGGTGGACGGGCGCTTGGCCCTGGGCACAGGGGAGGGGGGCGGGATGTCGCCGAAGGGCAGGACCGGCATCAGACCACCGTCCTCGCCGTGATGACCGCGACCCCGTTGAGCTCGCCCGTGGTGCGGCCCACCTGCTCGGGGATGTAGTCGATGGTCTCGATGGTCACCGGGTACGGTCCGTTGTTGCCCACCTGGAGGGTGGAGATGACCTTGTTGGCCCGAATGGTGTCGAGGTAGGCGTACTCGGCCGAGGGCACCATGTGGAACTCGATGTCGCGGGTCTTGCACACCTCGCGCAACTGGATGACCACGGTCCAGTCCGTCGGCACCGGGGGGGCGGGGACCGAGCGCAGCGTGTGACGCAGCAGCGTGGGAGCGACCGTCTGGGACTGGCCCGCGGTGAGCAACTGGCGAACCTCGATGGCCTGGGAGAGCGTCTGGGGGGTGTTCCATTCCACGAAGGTGGCGTTGGTCTGGGCGATGGTGCCGAGCGTGGTGAAGGCGCCGCCGTTGAGCGAGACGGAGGTCTTGATGCTCGTGCCCGACGGCAGGGCGAGGAACTGGTTGTCGACGAAGACCGGCATCTTGTTGTCGACGAGGCTGTAGGTGATGAACCCTGAGTCGATGGTGCCGCTGGCGACGAAGTGCGAGGTGTCCTCCGCGTAGACGCCGTGGCCCGAGACCGAGAAGACCACCCTGGCGCCGAGGATGGTGATGGCGTTGACCGCGCCCTGCGTCGTGGCCATGAGGTCCGAGGCGAAGGCGGGAGCCAGGTCGCTCACGAACTGGGAGGGGTCCATGCGGAACAGCCCCGTCGAGGTCCCGTCGTAGTTCTGATAGGTCCCGTAGATGAAGCGCCCGTAGCCGGCGAAGGCGAGCACGGGGCTGGGCATGACGAAGAGCGGGCCTATCGTCAGGCTGACCGTGCCGGCCACGCCGTTGGCGAGCGACTGCTCGGCGAAGCGCCACCCGAGCGAGGTCCCGACCGTGACACCCGAGCCGGCGTAGCCGTAGATGGCGTTGACCGTCTCGCCCGTGGGGAGCTGGCCGCAGACGATGGGGGCTGCCAGGGTGGTGGCGTCGGTGTTGATCTGGATGGAGTAGACCACCCCGATGTTGCCGTTGTTGCCGCAGGCGAAGATGACCCCGTTGCCCTCGGCGAAGTCTTTCCATACGAAGTTGGAGTAGTTCGACGTGAACAAAGCGGTGGGCAGCGCGCCCGTCGCGATGACGTTGTAGATCGTGCCGCCGTCGCCGAGCATGAGGCGGCCGAGGACGAAGCGCAGCACGGCGGCCGAGCCGATGGCGCTCGTCACGTACTGGGTGGCCGCCGCGTTGCCCTCGGTGGTCGAGTAGACGCCGCTCGCCCCGTAGGCCACGTAGACGGTATGGCCGTCGGTGCAGATCGACGACGCCGTGACCGCGGGCGTGCCGGTCACCGTCGTCCACGAGGAGAGGTCCGTCGAGAACTTGAGCGCCTGGCCGTCGATGGCGTAGACCGTCGAGCCGCAGGTGACGAGGCCGAGGTTGGTGGCCGACGACGTGAGCGAGTGGGTGGTGTCGTTGAGCAGGCCGAGCTGCCACTGCACCCACGGGTCGATGCCCTTGGAGGTCCGGTAGGAGAACTCCTGAGAGTTCTTGCGGTCGAGGTAGACCTGCCCCGCCCCGAGGTGCCAGGAGTCCTGAGTCCGGCGCCACAGGCTCTCGGTGGAGAGCGACTGCTCGCCCGGCTCGTTCGAGGTGTCGGCCTGGGTCCGGGTCGTCTGCGTGGTCGTGGCCCGCATGGCCTGGCGCTTCCAAGGCTTGAACTCGAGGTCCTCGAGATAGTTCCTGCCATTGATCGCGATGAGATAGGGGACCGGGACCTTGGAGGAGGACCCCTGCCCGGCCGACCAGGCGGTGTTGAGCTGGGAGTCGAGGGTGCCGATAGCCGGCATCAGATGACCCGCAGGGGCGAGCCGTACTGCTTGAGGAGCCCAGCCGCCACGGCCTGGATCCTCTGCTGGCGCAGCATCAGGAGGCCCTTGTACGAGTTGAGGACCTGGCCCCCGGTGACCAGCTCGAGCTGGAGGGGGTCGCTCGTCGACTCGGTGAAGTTGCGCTTGACCTCACGCCCGGCCATGAGCGAGCAGGCCGCGCCGACCGCGGGCAGGCCGTTGGCCTCGGGTGGCAGCTTGGCTACGCTCTGCACGTCGTCGGTCAGGTTGACCAGGTGAGAGAACCGCGAGCGGTAGCGGACGTGGATGGGGAGCCCCGGGAAGGCGCCTTGCTCGAGGAGCAGCGCCATGCCCGAGGGGTAGTCCGAGGTCGGGACGTTGCGCGCCACCTTGAAGCGCCGTATGGCGGGCAGGTGCTTGGACGGGCCGGGGATCTTGTAGCGCAGCTCTTGGATCGAGAGCACCTGGGACTGGGTCACGCCGGTCATGTCGTAGCCCGACACCGCGGCGTTGTAGGTGAGCTCGAGGTCCACCATGCTGAACAGCCCGTTCCAGGGCGAGGCCAGGTCGTCGAGATCCTCGTTGATGGCGCGCTGGATCATGAAGGCGCTGAACTTGGGCATCGGCTCGACGAAGGCGTTGAGTGAATGGCTCGCCGCGGTGGTGCCGTCCACCCCGCGCTCGACGGTGATGGTGTTGTTCTGGGCGTTCCAGCAGCGGATGTGCTCGAGGTCGACGCAGCACACCGAGCCGCGCTGAATGAGCGACCCCGGCTCGTAGGTGAGCGCCATCGACGTGTCGCCTGCGCCCATCGGGTTGGCGAGTCGGTTGCCCTCGGGGGACTGGTTGGCGTAGAGGTGGGTCCGGGTCTCGGCTATCAGGTCGCTCAGCGTCGGCATCAGGGGTGCCTCACTCTCGCCAGCGTGTCGAGCCAGAGCCTGCCCCCGGCATGGAAGGGCCAGGTGCCGTCCCACTTGCCGAGCGCGTCGAGGTCAGGGGTGGCGAAGCACGAACCGCACGAGTCGATCTTGGCGTAGACCTCGTCGGTCACAGGGTCGGCGGGGAAGTAGGGCTGGTGGGCGTAGAACCGCTGGCCGTTCTGGCGGAAGCCCCAGGTGTCGTAGAAGCGCGGGCCCTCCTCGGCAAAGACCATCGGAGCCACCGAGCGCCCATTCTTGGCCGCGTCGATGAGGCGCACCATGTCCTCGGTGTCCCAGACGAGATCGGACTCCACCCAGATCACGATGTCGGGGTCGTCCTCCAGCGCGCGGGCCAGGGTGGGACGGACCACCGAGGCGATCTGCGCCCAGCGCTGTGGGTTGTCCACGCTGCCGAACCGCGGGCCGCCGTGGGATACCTCCATGAAGGTGTCGCTGGTCCGCACGCGATGCGCCAGCTCGTCGTCGGTGCCGTCGTGGCTGTCGCCCTCGGTCAGGTAAAGGCGCAGCCCGACGCGACAGCGCAGCTTGTTCACCTGCTCGAAGTAACGGTCGAGGTAGGACTGGCTGTCCCTGAAGATGGAGCACAGGGCGATCATGCGGGTACGTACTCCCCGACGAGGGCGGCCACCTGCTCGACGCCCGTGTCCAGGCTCGGGTGCAGACCGACGTAGAGGCCGTGGTCGTGGACGTAGTCGGCGCCGGGGTAGTGGTCATCGGCCCACTCCGCGAAGGCGGGCTGGCGCATCAGGTTGCCGCCGAGGATGGGGCGTGTCTCGACACCGTGGGCCTCGAGCCACTCGGCCAGGCCGTCACGGTCCTCTTGGACGAACATGGGCAGGCCGAACCACGAGGGCGACGTGTGCAGCGGGGCGGTGGGGAACGTCACGTTGGGATGACCGGCGAGGTAGGTGACGAAGGTGGCGCGGTTCATGGCGCGGATCTTGTTGAAGATGTGGAGCTTGTCGAGTTGGACGAGCCCGATGGCGGCGGCGATCTCGCTCGGGCGCAAGTTGAACCCCCGCGTGACGAAGCGATAGGGGTCGCCCCCCTTGTGGCGCTCCCAGCCATGCGACCGCATGGAGCGGAACTGGTCGGCCAGCTTGGCGTCGGCTGTCGTGATCATTCCTCCCTCCATCGTGGTCATCTGGTGGGAGAAGAAGAAGGACCACGATGCCGCCAGGCCGAAGGACCCCACGGGGCAGTCGTGGTAGGTCGCACCCAGCGCCTCGCAGCAGTCCTCGACCACGACCAGGTCGCGCTCGGCGGCCAGTTCCATGATCGGGTCCATGTCGCACGGCACGCCCATGAGGTGGACAACACCGATGCAGTCGACGGCTTTGTTGAGGCGGCGCTCGATCAGCTCGGCCGTGGTGTTGACACCGTCCACGTCGCAGAAGGCGACTCTCCCATAGACATCTAAGGACCACGCGTGGGTCGGCCACGTCACCGCAGGGACCAGGGCGGTGTGCCCGATCGGTGCGCCCAGGGCGATGAGCAGGTCGGCCGAGGACCCCGAGTTGACCATGACCGCGTGAGGCGCGCCGACGTAGTCCGCGAAGGCCGCCTCGAACTCTTCGACCTTGTCGCCACACGTCGTGTGCTTGGAGCGCAGCACCTCGGTGGCCGCGTCGATCTCTTCCTCACCGATGGTGGGAACAGCCAGCGGATACCAGAACTCCTTCACGTCCGCTGTGCCTTGTGCTTTTCCAGCAGCAGGTCGGTATAGCTCTCCCCTGTCCCGAACTTCTGATGACAGGTCGGGCAGAAGGCCTGGCGCTCGTAGAGCTCGGGGATCTTCTCGACCTGCTCGGGCAGGAGCCCCTCGTCGCCCGCGTCCCACACGGTCACTCCACCCTCGGTGATGAACTCGGGCGTGCCGCTCAGGTGCACGTCGACCAGGCCGGCGTCGAAGAGGATGCGCTTGACATCGGCTGGGACCTGGTACTCCTTGCCTTTCTTGAAGACGTAGATGTTGCCGCCGATGTCCGCGGTGTGGTCGCGCACGAGCACCAGCTTGAACAGCTTGCCCACCGGCTCGTACCACTCCCCGGTCTCAGTGAGCGGCGTCAACCGTTCGCGCCCGATGGCGTCGAGGACGCCGTTGGCACAGCGCTCCCAGGTGAACTCGGCCGCCTGCGGCGCGTTGCGCTTGGCCCGCTCGACCGCCTCGGCGTAGTTGTAGTACGTCCAGAGCATGTACTCACAGAGCTGGTCGAAGTCAGGCTCCCACCATCCGCCGGCCTCGCCGAAGACGAAGTAGCCCGCCTTGTCGATCGTGGCGTCGAGACCCATGCCGAGGTGGGCGAAGGACTCGTGGCCGTGGGCGTTGGTGAGGATGGTCGGGCAGCCCTGGGCGATGGCCTGGAGGGGTTGGAGACCGAACCCCTCGCCGCGTGAGGGGCCGAGGTAGCAGTGGGTCTGGGCGTAGAGGTCGACCTCGGCCGCCGAGGACAGGTAGCCGTTGACGGTCTCGACCCGGTCGCCGAAGTACTCCTCGTAGCGCGGCGACTTCATGATCAGGTACGGCGCGGGCATGTCCTCGGGCCACGAGCCTTCGGGGAAGCACTTGCGGAACGCCTTGTACGCGAGGTCGGTCCCCTTGCGCTGGCCCCTTCCCGCGACCATGAAGTTGAACCGGGTCGTCGGCATGGTGCGCGGTACGTAGCGCCACAGGTCGGGGTCGATGCCGAGGGGGACGTAGTGGACGTTGTCGTGGTAGCGGCTGAACAACTCCAGGTTCTGCTTGGACGGCACAATGATGGTGTCGCACTCGTGGAGGTTCTCCCTGAACGCGGTGGGGAGGTGAGTGGTCTCGAACATGGTGAAGAGGACCACCTTCTGGTTCGCCCACCAGCCCCGGGCGTGGGAGGGGACCGAGACCCAGAGCACGATGTTGGACAGCCCGGCGTAGGGCTTGACCGGCCCGAACTTCTCATACGCCGTCGGGTCGTCGAGCATGTAGGAGTGTGGGGCACGGTCGATCTCGTCGTAGACCATGATGTCCTGCTTGGCGATCTCCTCGGCCAGGCGCACACCCAGGCGGCCGTAGCCGATCTGGTCGGAGCGGACCCGAAAGATCGTGAGTTCACTCACCGGGCGTCCTCTGCAACTGATCGGCCTTGAGCTCTAGCTCCTTGGTGATGGCGAGTCCCTCGCGCACGCGTGACTTCATCTCGGGCGGGACAATCTTTCCCATCTCGATCTCGAACTGGTCGTTGGCCTTGCGCTCCAACTCGGCGCAGTCGTCGATGCGCGGGGGCTGCACGCCGTTGTGGCGCAGACGGCGGTAGGCCGGCATGTCGGCGTCCCACGCCTTGTCCTTGGCGACGGTCGACACCGCGGTGGGATGGCGATTGGGCATGGCCGAAGGAGCGAAGGACACCGCCCGGATGCAGCCGGTGCCCTCCTTGCACTTGAAGCATCGACCACAGCCCATTGCTACCTCCCGGCCCAGCGCGACGCCGCGGCCTGCGCTTCCAGATTCGTCGTCCCGGCGAGCTGGTTCAGCACGCCTGCAAGCTCACGATAGTTGGGTTCCTTGTTGCCGGCGGCGATATTGAGCGCTCCGACCAGGGGTTGGTTGGTCGAGCCGGCGATGGTGTTGGCGGCGTTGATCGACCCTCTCCCGATCGCGGTCCCGGCCTTGACGCAGATGGCCTCGTTCAGCTCGTAGGGCGTCGTCACTGTTGCTCCCCCTCCTCCGCTCGTTGCACCGTCGTAGGTCGTGGTGGAGCTGTCGTAGGTCGTCGTGGCTGAGTCATAGGTGGCCGTCATTCACGGGTCCGTGGAGTAGCCGGCGTTGTTGAGCGCCGTGGCTTCGGCCGTCGTGATCTGGTTGGCGCTCCCCCCGTAGTAGGTGCGCACGACGTAAGGGATCTGAAAGAAGTCCTGCTCGATCAGGGCGCCCCCCGATTCGTAGATGGCGCGGGCGTAGGGATCGGTCGGTGGTTGGACCATGTTGGCCGGCGTCCCGTCGACCTGGCTGTCGAGGAACGTGCCGTCACTCATCGCGAAGATGTTGCGGCCCCGGGTCTGGTTACGGAAGTGGCGGAACAGCCGCTTCATGGTGGGCTCGACGGGATACCACGGGTCGTCGCCGTTGGCGGTGACGTAGATCGGGGGCACGATGTCGTCCGACGGTGGGGTGAAGTGGGGCATCAGTTATGGGGGAGATTGGCCGTGAACCACGCTGCTATCCGGAACACGTCGTTGTTGGGGTCGGCGTTGTCGGCCGATGATGTCAGAACATGGCCTTCGGTGGGCGAACCCGCTGACGAAGTGCCGGTGCCGTCGCAGTTGGGCGAGACCGTCGCGCCCGCAGTATGCGCGGCGGCATAGATGGCCGGGGTGAGGGTGTCGCCTGTCCACGGCGATGCCCCGACTGCCTGGTCGGCACTGCCCCATCCGAGCAGGCCGGGTATCGACGTGATGCCGTTGAGGGCACTAGAGGTCACGTCCGCTCCGGTGGTGGTCGTGTTCGAGAAGATTACGTTCGGGGTGTAGACCGGATTCGTGTCCGCGAGGATCGACGCGCCGTGGTGGGACACGTAGCCGCCGATGGTCGAGGTGCGGCCGATGGCGACCTGCATGGTGACGTAGCCGCCCCACGACAGACCGACCGGGACGATGGGCACAGAGGCCGAGATGTTCTTCTGGATATACCACACAATGTGATCCCACCATTCGAGGTGGGTGGCGACCAGGCGCGAGCCATGACCAGCATCACCGTTGATGTCGTTGTAGATGAGTTGCAATCCGCCACCAGGGCTGTACGCATCGGCGGGCATGATCGGAGCGATCACCCGCCAGCCGGTCGCCGCGATGGTGTTGGCGAGCGTCAACGCGCGTATCGGCAGGAATCCTCCGCCATCAGCGATACCAAAAGGGAAAAACCCGATGGTGCCCACAGTGCTGCCCCCGTGCAGATAGACCATGACACCTTTGAGCGTGCCGGTCGGCGCGATATTGGTGGCGAGATTCAGCCCCGCGGGTATCACGGTGGTCGGCGGATTGGCGCTGCCGTTCGGCCAGCAGTGTGTCGTCGGCACCGCTCAAACCAATTCGATATAGAGCGCCGTGACAAGCAAGCTCGCCCCCATGGTGAGGGTTCCTGCAGCGCCCTGGGTCGTCCAGACCTGTGCCGTGTAGGAACCCGGTGAAAGAGGCGCCCCAGCTTGGGGCGGGCTGGCGATACTCAGAGGGAAGAAGTCTGAAGCGACGTTCACGCTGGGTGCCACCGATGCGATCAAAGTCGCGGCGTTACCAGCGTAGATCTTAGCCGAGAGCGACGTACCTGCGACAGCCGACGAACCGAAGGCCGGTGACATGAGCGTGGCCTTGATGTTGCGAGTGGTGCCGGGTGGAATGATGAACGGAGCGATGAAGCTGGCGGTTGAGTTCGAGCCGGCGATGGGGGTATTGGCCGTCTGTGTCGTGGTGTAGGCATTCGAGAAGTAAACCCCGCCGATTATCCCGCCGTTCCCGTTCGTCGGATAGATGCGATTGCCCAACAGGTCGGTCATCGCGACGGGCCAGGTGCCTTTCACCGTGTCGCCGGTTGACACCGTGCCTGAGCCCTGGATGACGGTTACGCCGGTCAGCGTGCCTGCACCCGTCCCGGTGTTCTGGATCGTGTAGGTCTGGCCGCTTGAGTGGGCGACCTGTGACCAGCAACCCGCCGCAGGGAAGGACGTAGAGGCAGCAACGTTGAGGGGGGTGGCGGTGATGTTGTTGGTGTTGGACCCCGCGGCCACGGTGGTCGAGGGTTGCGTCCCGCCGTTGGAGACAAAACTCAAACCACCTTGGCCGATTCCAGCAGATGCGACCGCACTCGCCCCCGCCGAGATGACCGCGACGCGAACCGTGTTGAGAGAAGTTCCCGAGTTGGCCAGTGCGGGGCTCACCACGTAGTTCGCGACGGCACTGTAGGTGATGCTGGCCGTACCGTCACTGTTGTCGGCCAGGTCGATATAGGTGTCGTTGTTGGCGGTGAAAGAACGCGATGTAACAGCCGCGACGGTGAGAAGAATCCCCTTTATCATGACGGTGCCCGAGGTCATCGAGCACAGCAGGGTCGAACCTGGACTGTCTGCCGTCCACACACACCCAGAGAGAACGTAGGGCATCTGGTTCCCGGCAAGCTGCCCGAGGCTAGGTGCGTCGGTCGAGACTACGCCCTGATGCAGTGTCGTGATGCGTTGGGAGTTCCATGACACGGGGCCAGCCGGTGCGGTCATCTGGTCGAGCGTGTTGGCCCGGATGATCGACTCGTTGGCGTTCGTGCCCGTGATCGAGAGCGCGGTCCACGTCTGGGCTGTGGTGTCGATGGTGATGCCGGCCGAGGGCACCGCGATCATCCAGAGCGTGCCGCCGTTGACCGTGCCGTTCTGCACCTGCACTAAGCGGCCGGTCGTGACGGCGCCTCCAGCTGGCCAGTCAGTGGGACGAGTCAGCGCAGAGCCAGCACCGTTCCACACCCATGGCCCGTTCTGCGACGGCGTCGACTGCGCCGTCAGCAGGACCGTGTCGAGCCCCGAGGACACAAAGCTGAACCCGTCCACCGATGCGGGGGCGGAAGCGATGTTGACGTTGGCCGTCGCCGCGCATTGGACCCCGGCGATAACCGGGACGCGGATGTTGAACCGACCCGTGCCCTTGGTCCCTACATCGGACAGGTTGTTGGAGATCTTGTTGAAGTTGAACGCGCCCGTGATGCCGAGCGCGGTCTCTATGGCGACGATGGCATCGTTGGCGTTCGCGTGCTCGCCCGAGTGCGACGGGGAGTTGAGGTTCTGGCCCGAAGTGGGGTTGGTCGGAGCGTCGAGGCCGCCCGGATAGTTGGTGGCCACCTAGGCCTCAGTCCCAGGAACTGTTGTCGGATGCCTCGGGAGCTGAGTGGTGGTACTGACCGTCGGTTCCCGGCTCGGGATCGTCGTCGTAGCCCGGCTCGCCACGCATCCCGATGGTGAACAGGTTGCGCGGCGGCGGTCCCGTCGGGCGCGCACCGGGCAGCCATCCGTCGGCGTTCGCCTCGTCCTCGAGGGTGGCCGCGAGGTGGTTGTACGTCCCGGCGTCACCGCGGACGAGGTTGTGGCCCACGGTGTAGCGGTTGTTGTCGGGCACCCCTGCGCACGGGTCGGGCTCTCTCACTTCTTGAACCCGTTCGTCGGCCAGCAGCAGTTGTACGTCGCGCCGACGATGGTGCCGCGCGGCGGACCGCCCATGGTGTTGATGTCCGCCCCCACCGCGCTCGACGACTCACCTTGGAGCGAGGTGCGGACGTAGACGCCCGTCCTGGCCTCGTCGAAGTGGGCCGCGTCGGCGGCGGGGAAGTGGAAGCGGTGTTCGGAACCGGCGCTGCCGCCCCCGTAGCGCCCGTTGCCTGCGCTCATCTTTTTGCCTCCTTGTCCATCTCGGCCCTGAACTCGTCAAGACCCATTTCGATAGTGGCTTCCGCACCCGCTTCGTGCTCCAACCAGGTCCGCATCCCCCAGTCGCCCGTGTGGTTTATGGCGTTGGGATTCGACGCTTCCCTAATGACCGCTGTCCAACTCGTGCGACCAAAGTCCCATTCCTGTAGCGGTGGCAGGGAGACTTTGTCGACGGATCCGTCCCATGGGTGGTGCTTGTACCAGACGAGGTAGGCGAGCCGCGCGATGAAATTACGAATCATCTCTTGGCTTCCTGCGCTCGGAAGGGTGGATTGTCGGGGTCCTCGATCAGTTCCTTGCCCGGGCCGTCATAGGTGGCGCCGGGCGGGTCGACGGCCGAGGTGGGGACGGTCGGTGTCCCGTCCATCTTCATGTGCCCGCCGCAGCTAAAGCACTGGTAGCCGTCGAAGCCCGCGCCGATGTCGTGACTGCGGCAGTACGGACAGGAGACGGCCATCAGGCGGCCCCCCTTTCTCGGAATCGTTTGGTGGCGTCTTTCATGCAGGTCGGACATTGGCGTCGGCCACTTGCTCGTGTCACCATTCGATGACCGCGGTGACATCTATCGCTCCGCGAGCGGCGCTGGTTTTCGGTGTTGGTCACCGGCTCCAGGTGCCCGGGGTTCACGCAGGCCCGGTTGCGGCAAAGGTGGTCGAGCTGTATCCCGTCAGGCACGGGCCCAACGAACACCTCGTACGCCACGCGGTGCGCGCCACGGGACTGCGTGCCATCCCACAACTTGCCGTACCCATCACGCGTCATGCCAGCGCGCCATTCCCAGCACTCATCCACGATGACCACCTTCTCGGCCATCCTGTCGACGAGGTCGGTCATTTAAATGACCCGGGTTTTGCAACGCCTGGATGGAGCGGCATGACACCGTCGTGGTTGTCCGCCTGAGGATGCACGTCGCCCGAGGAGTCGATCGGGTACGCACACGTCCCGTGCTGGTCCCCGTAGGGATTGACCAGGTCGGTCGAGTCGATGGGGTGGCTCGTGATCCCATGCGTGTCGGGCCTGGGGGTGAGCATCTGGTCGTGGTAATCGGCCATGGTCCTCCTTTGGGCCTGCCGGGCCGAGGGCGTGTCGGACACCCCCGACCCGGACGGGCCTTGGTTGTAAGGCTACGTCAGTGCTACAGCGTGGTGTTCGACCCCGCCGTGGTGTTCTGGCCGACCGATGAGGCCGACTCGACCCGGTAGAGCGAGGCCTGGCGGAAGATGCCGTAGGCACCCAGCCAGTACCAGCCCATCGGGACCCAACGGCGCAGGTAGTCGGTGATCGGGCCGGGGGCGACGCGGGGGAGTGCCCCGTTGCCGTCCGCGCTCGAGTACGCCTTGGCCAGCGCCTGGCGCCCCATGATGAGGGTGCCGTACACGTCGGTGTCGGTCGTCGACGAGCCGGCGTCCGCGAAGATCGGCGTGCGTGGGGTCTCCACGAAGCGCGTCCCTTCGAAGGCTCCGATCTCACCGGACCAGATCTCTCCCGGCTGGGAGTACGTGTGCGGGTCACGCCACGTCGAAGCACCGGTCTGACCACGGAAGTCATACGCGATGTCGGGGTGCATGAACCCGGCGTAGAGCCCGCCGATCGACGGCACGTTGTTGCGGACCAGGACGGCTCTCGCCAGCCTGGCGTCCGCGGCACCGAAGGTGTTGAGCGGGGTGACCGAGGTGCGCCCCGCCGGCGCGGCGCCGGTCCCTGTCGAGTACGCGACCGCGGTGCCCGCCAGGAGCACGCCGAGCGCGATGGTGTCGAGGGACTTGCCGGCGTTGAAGCCGATGATGTTCGCCACCACCGGGTCCAACGGCACGAACGACGTGCCACGCAGGAGCGCCGAGGTGAGCACGGCGGCGCCGTACTCGGCCAGGGTCAGCGTGACCGTCGAGTCGGCCAGCACCAAGGGGGTGATGTCGGTGGACTCGTTGATGGACGAGGACTGGGTGGCCAGGTCGCTCTGGATCACGAACTCCACCGCGTTGCCCACCATCGACTGGTTGGTCGGCTGGACATCGGCGACGGCGTCGTAATACAGCTCTGGGCGCAGGGCGTAGTAGGCCCGCAGTTCCCAGGCGGTCTGGTCCCAATGGACTGCTGAACCGATTGTGATGCCAGCAGGCACGGAGGTCTCCTATGTGGTTAGCGGATGGGCGGACCCGTCGCCGTGTGCTGGGCTGCCATCTGGCCCCCGTACTCCTGGAAGATCGCCTCGAACTTCTCGGGCGCCCTCGGATCTGAGTGGCTGATCTGCGCCAGCTTGGCGTTGCGTTCGGCCAACCTGGATTCGGATAGTTCGACCCCGGCCGTGTTGACGAGGTCCTGGGCGCCGTTCATGGCGGCCAGTTCCCCTTCGATGGCGGGGTCAGCTCCCGTGCTCGACTCTCCGAAGGCATCGGTCCACGCCGCCGAGATGGCCTCGGGGTTCTGTTCCCCTTGGTATCCGGCGATGAAGTAGGACGCCCGCTTGTCGGTGATCGGGACGCCAGCCGCTACAAAGGCCCGCTCCCTCTCGTATTGCGCCAGCTTCTCGTTGGCTTCCCGTCCCGCCTTGGCTGCTTTGGCCAGGCGACGCGCGTCCTTGCGCGGCATCTGGACCATCGGCTGCTCTTGGTTGGGGTCGTCCTCGAGGTACTGGTCGAAGGTGTCGGTCATGGGTTCACTCCTGTCTTTGCGCCCGGCGCGCGGAGGTACGCGTGGGGAAGGTCCAAGGTGGATCAGGCGTGTGGGGACGGACTGGCCCTACGGCCTGTCAACGCACGTTCGGCTCTACACCCCGGGTGTGCGGCGGCCCGGGGGACCGGCGAAGCGCTACGACGCCCTTGGGCGGAGCGCAACCAACGTCAGTGTGTCACGTCGGGCACTGCGATACAAGGACCCTCAGGAGTGGGCGCGGGTCCAAAGGTCGCACACGTCGTGCGGCTTGACGATGCCGAGCACCTTCTTGCAGGTGCCGTCGGCGTTCATCGAGGCGCAGTTGTGGCAGTTGCGCACGTCGGTGGCGCGGCGGTAGTCGACGGCCGCCTTGGTCTTCTTAGCTGCCACCGCTCGTCTCGCCCGGCGACGGCCCGGTCGGTGAGCCGCCGGGCTGGACAGGCCCCGGTGCGTCCTCGCAGTAGCAGGGGAAGTTGCCCTTGTCGCACCACTTGATAGCAGGGCAGAGGCGGGGGCGAGCTGATTCAGCCATTACGTTGCACGCTCCCAAGCCCACTGATGCCCTTGTTCTGGGTCTCGGCATAGTGGTAGTTGCCTTGGAAGGCCGCCGTGCGCTGCTGGGCGCGCTGCGATATCAGTTGCTGGTCCTGGGCGTTGCCGCCGAACTCGGCGCCGAGCTGGGTCCCTTCGCTGATCACGGCCTCGTGCGAGCCTGGGAGCGCCCCGAAGAGCTGCGCCTGCTTGGCCAGGTCGGTGAAGCCCTTCTGCGCGGTGGCGTCGGTGATGCCCTCCTGGGCGAGCAGCATCGCCTGGGGCTGTCCGACGGCCCCATAACCGGTCCTCGAGGCCTCGGCGCCGATCTGGGCCGAGGTGAACTGCTGTTGGATCAGGGGCAGCGCCCGGTTCGGGTCGAGGTAGTAGGCGGCCAACTGGCCCTGGGTCACCCCGTAGTAGGTCTGGAGCTGGTTGAGCACGTCGGGCGGGGCCTTGAGCGCGGCCTGGTAGCCCTGGGTGATCCGGGCGTCGAGCTCGGCCGTCGACACGTCGTGGCCCATGAGGGTGGTCAGCTCGGTGTCGGTGATGAACCCGGTCGGCAACCCCGCTTGTTGTGCAAGCCCTATTGCATAATCCTTGTAGGAGAGAATCTGGGCCTCGGTCATGGCGGGCAATCCCTGTTTCTGGCGTTGGGCCTGGACCTGGCCGAAGATCGAGTTCTTGTAGAAGTCCTGTGAGCGCAGCGAATAGAGGATCTGGTCGATGGAGTTGTTCGACTGGATCTGCTGGGCCGCCCACAAGATGGCGTCGTGGCCGAATCCCCAGTCGCTCAGCTCGGAGGACAAGATGGCGAGGGCGTCCTGGCTGGTGACCGGGTTGCCGTTCGCGTCCACCGTCATGGTGGTGCCCGCCGGCGGGCTTGTTCCGCCCGACCCCGCCGTTCCTCCCTTGGTTGCCGCCCCGCCGGGGAGCCACGGGTCTGTTATCCCGCCGGTCATGGTGGAGGTCATGTGATCGGCACTCCAGGAATCCGTGGCGCTCCGGCTGCCGAGAAGGCCGTCGAGCCACTAGGCCCAGAGGGCGTGCGGCCGAACATCTCGCCGAGGCCCTGGGCGATCGAGCTCGCCCGGTCCTGGGCGTTGACCGATCTCATGTAGCCGTACTGCGGATCCTTCATCAGGGTCTGCTGCCAGTCGTAGAGGGACATGGCTGTGGGTACCCCCCCCGGTCCGGGGGCGTTGAGCGCCCGGGCGTACTGGGGCTTGGACATGTCGATGGAGTCGGGGGCGACACCCAAGAGCTGGGCCGTCACCTCCTTGTACGGGGTGACGTACTGGGCGGGGGTGATGCCGGCGTCGATGGCCCCCTTGATCGAGGGGTAGAGGCTCGCCGCCTGGGCCTGGAAGTAGGCGGTGACCGAGGAGGCGTCCATCGTGCCGGCGGCCATGGCCTGGGCGAAACCCTGCGCCGTCGACTCCGAGATCGGGACGAGGAACTTGGCCGACTCGGCCATGACGCTGTCGCGCTGGGCGACAAGGGTCCCGGTCCCTCCCGCGGCCGAGGTCTGCCCGGCGTAGTGGAACGAGAAGGACCCATCGGGGTTGGTGATGATGGCCTGGTTGATCTGCTGCTTGACCTGCTGGTCCGTCCAGCCGAAGGCGAGAGATTGCTGAGAGAGAAACGTGATTTGCTGATCTGTGGCTTGCAGACCCAGGCTGGCCAAGGTCGCCGACATGGCCGCCTTCTGGGCCATGAGATCGGCTTGGGCCTGAGCCGGGTCGGAGTTGACTTCCTTTATCCAGTTGCGGGTCGCGTCCGATGAGGTCCGGTACCAGGCCGAGGACTCGAACTGAGCCTCCGCCTGGGCGGCCGAGAGGCCCTGCTGCGCCCACTGGACGATCTGGGGGCCGAGGTCTGGGACGCTGAGCAGCCAGGCCAGATTGGGGAAGGCCTGCTCCACCGAGGCGATGGCATCGGCGCCGACCGCCGTCGCGGTCGAGGACCCAGGGGCGCCCGGGGCCCCCGCACCCTGTGCCCATGGCAGCCCGGCGAGCTCGGTCTGCTGTTGCTGGGCGAGGGCTTGGAGGTAGCTCCCACCACCCGCCTGGTTCGCTGCGTTGAGTGCGGCCCAGTCGGCCGCCGTCATGGTGTCGGTCACTTCATCACCACCGGGGTACTACGCACGCTGACATTGGCCTGAGGAGTTCCCAGCTTGGCCTGGATCATCTGGAACACGTTGAGCAGGTTGTTCTTCTGAAAGTCAGGAGAATCCTTGTTCTCGAAGTAGTAGGC